AGGCCATGGGCGCCAAGGAGTTCTACGAGTCCAAAGAGCGCATCATGGAAGTGGTTGCGCGGATGCTCAACGTAGAACCCCAGGAATTGCCTCGCGCGAGGGCCGCATGAGCCGCGCCGTCCCCGAGTGGATCGGCAAGACGGACGATACGCCGGTCCCGCCGCGCGTGCGACTTAGGGTGTTCTTGGCAAAGGGCGGCTGTTGCCATCGTTGCACCCGGAAGATCGAGCATGGGCAGGCGTGGACCTGCGAGCACATGAAGGCGCTGATCAACGGCGGACAGAACCGTGAATCTAATCTGGACGTGACCTGTGATTGGTGCCTGCCAGTGAAGAATGCAGAGGACGTAGCGGAGAAGTCGCGCATCTACCGCAAGCAGCGGAAGAACTACGAAGGTCGGAAGCCATCTCGCGGCTTCTACGACAAGTCGAAATTCAAGGCACGTATAGGCGGCGGATTAGTAGATCGGCGTACCGGCCAGCCTGTCAGTTTCAACAAGCAAGGGGTACGCAACCATGGAAGCACAGATCGGTCATAATTCGGGCGACACAGAACACGCGGCGACGAAGTTCGCCAAGGATCAGTTGAGAGCCATCATCGAGCGCATTGAACGGCTCGAAGAAGAAAAGAAGGCGATCAGCGACGATATCGGTGACGTGTACGCCGAGGCGAAGGGCAACGGCTATAACACGAAGGCGTTGCGCACCATCGTTCGCATGAGGAAGCAGGACGCCAACGAGCGGGCCGAACAGGAAACGATCCTCGATACCTACATGCAAGCCTTGGGGATGCTGTAAGTGATATCGGCCGCTACGCTTCGAAAACTGGGAACATTAGGGCTGTCTGCTGAGCAGATGGCCGGTGTTCTTGATCTTCTTGCAGATCAAATGCAAGCGGATGAAGAACGCGCGCGTGCCGAAGAAGCAAAGCGGGAAAAGGATCGGGAACGGAAGCGTCTGGATCGTCCTCTCAGATTACCAGAGAGTGAATGGGCGACAGTCCGCACTCGAATTTTGGGGCGTGACGATTTTGTTTGCACTTACTGCGGGGACATTAACGGGCCGTGGTGTGTAGACCATGTTGTCCCACTGAGCCGCGGCGGGACAAATACTGACTATAATCTAGTTGCTTGCTGTATTCCGTGCAATTCAAGCAAGGGAAACCTCCTCTTGAGCGAATGGAAGGGGAGGAATAAATGATCTCCGCTGCTGTCCTTGATGCAATGGTTGCCTCCGGCTGCACGCCGGAGCAGATCGCGGCTGCCGTGAAAGCTGATATAGCGGCGCACGAAGCTAATGTTGTGGCGAAGCGCGAGTATGAGCGCAATCGGAAACGCGCGCAACGCGCAAACAAAGATGCCGCGTCCCACGATGTCCCGGGGACAAACGGGGACATCGTGGGACAATGCGGGACAGTAGGGGACAGCGCTGACACGGTTTCCCTTTCCCCCGTTCCCCCTTCTTCCCCCCCATACCCCCCTAATAACCCCCTTACCCCCAAACCCATCCAAAAAAACAATTCGCGCGGGACGCGCTTGCCCGACGATTGGCAGCTAACCGGGCCAGATTTGGCCTATGCGCTGTCGAAAGGTTTGACCGAGGCGGAAACCGGCGACTTGGCTGAGCGGTTCAAATCCTGGGCGTTGTCGGCAAGCGGGCCGAACGCGGTCAAACGCAACTGGCATCAGGCTTGGCAGGGCTGGGTGCAGCGTGACGGGCCGAAGATCGTCGCAGCACGCGCCGGGCCGCGCAGCGGCTTTGCCAAGCCACTTACCGAATTTCAGCGAAAACAGCAGGAAACGAACGATGTCCGACAAATGCTCCGAGATTCAGCTACTGCCGCAAGAGGCGGCGGAACGTCTGATAGGGTTCTATCCATCGATCACAGCGGCGGACCCGCGAGTGTACGCGGCGGGACTGGTAGCGGTTTTCTCGATCTACAAGCCGCACCATCTAGCCAAGGCCGTTGATCCCTTGGCCGGGTTGCCAAGCCTCTACGACTTCCCGCCAACGATGAAGCAGGTGAGGGAATTCCTTGAGCCGATAGCGGCGCGTGAACGTGAGCAGGAAGACCGTGAGCGTCGGCGCCAGCAGCAGATGCTGCCAGCCCCGGCCCGCAATCCCGCCGAAGAAGCCTATATCCGTGACGGCTTCAAAAAACTGTCGGAGCATCTGGCTAAGGGCTTCGGCCCCAGCGTGGTGGAGTAAACATGACCGCACCCGGCATCCGCTGGTCGCGGGAGTTGATCTTTGTGGGGCGTAGAGCGGTTTGGATTCTGATTGGACTGAAACGAGGGGCAACGAGATATGGCAAAATCCAAAAAGCGCGTTCCGTACCTGTCCTACGGCGCAGAGGGACGTGTCGAGCTTGGCGAGCGCATGGTTGACGATCCCCTTGAGGCCGGGCAGCGCTATACGGCTCAGGTCAACGTGCGGGAGTCGTCGATTGATCACATGTACAGCCGGGGCCGCATTGATGCTTCACAGAAGCAGGCTGGTGATCGCTTTCGTAAGCTGTGGGAGATGGCGGCAGTCGGCCGCAATCAGGCCATGGACACGACCAAGGAGCCTGTAGACGGCGGCGGCGCTGGTGATCCGATATCGGACGATCTGATCCGGGCATCGCAGGAACTCTCCCGCGTGATGAAAGAACTTGGCCCGGTCGGATCGAGGATGATGATTGCGCTTGTAGGCGAGGGACGACGCGTTGAGGACGTGGCAAGCGACTGGTCGCAGACAGGCGGGGCATTATCGGGCCGCCGGGCGGAGGGGTACGTTTCGGGACGCATGATCGAGGCGCTTGATGATCTGGTGCGGCTCTGGAAACTGGAAAGTGCGCCCATCGTGCCGAACCAGCTGAAAACCTATCGGCGGAACGGCGCGCTGGTCGAGGTCGAAGATGATATCCGCTCGTCATCGGAAGGTTGGACCGGGCCAGCGACGGAGTTATCAGTTGGCAGGTTTGGGGACATTGTCGAGACACAAAAGCGGGGCCTTGACAGGGGACCGTTGATGATTCAATCTTCGGCTAATGGCAAGTGATTTGCCCGCGCCCGGAGGCTAAGCTTCGCGGGCGCGAATTGATTCAAGAGCCGTGGGTCGTCACCGGCAGCCCCACTGACGACATCTGGCCCGGCACTTTAAACGGCTGATGATCTGCTGAGATGCAGTGAAACGCGCAAGCGTCCCGTGGAGTCACCCCAGCCGGGGAATAACTGGTGACCTAAGGCTGCCACTTTTCACACCCCGCCTCGTGCGGGGTTTTTCTTTGAGGGGTAGAGATCATGGACAGCAATACGATTACCTCGCATTTCGGCGCCCAGCTTGGGCGCGTAGCCACGAAGCTCGAACTCGGGATGATCGAGCGCGCGGTCGGTGTCACGAACGGTCTACAAGCTCTTCACGACAAGCTCGGCAGCCTCCGTGACAAGATCGAAGGCACCGGCGCTTGTGGCAATGAGATCAAGCCGTCCCCCAATGGGTTGGCCGGCCAACTCTCCGAAGCGGAATCCGTTCTCCGCGCCTGCCATTCCTTGCTTGACGATATCGCCGGCAAGTTCTGACCTGGTTTTGTTTTGAGGGGATGGGGATGATCCAAATCCCGCTATCACAATCAGGCCCGGCCGATCAGTTCGCCGCAGCCGTCCAGCAGCATATCGAGGCTTGCACTGCTCACATGATGGGCAAGCCGGGCGTACCGGCTCCGCGTTCGTCAGAACTGGTTGAGCGTGTTGTAGCGCGCGTTCCCCAGGATGGGCCGGTAGCAACGCGCGGGCCGGATCGGTTCGTTGCGCTGCCGTATCAGATCGTGGACGACACGCCGAAGACGCCGGAGCAGCAGGCGCAGATCGATTTGCTGCGAGAGACGGTCAAGTAACGGAGGCAGGCGCTCAGACCGCCTGAAACCGAATGCCTAAAGTAGGATTGGATAGGAGCAAGACGGGACGGGCCAAGGGAACGCCCAACAAGACAACGGCCTTGCTCAAGGAAGCCATCATCAAGGCCGCCGAGGCGACGGGTGAAGATGGCAAGGGCAATGGCAGTTTGACTGGCTATTGCAAATTCCTGGCGACAAACGAGCCAAAGGCGTTTGCTCAGTTGCTCGGCAAGGTATTGCCGATGCAGGTAACAGGTGAGGACGGCGGCGCGCTTCAAGTCGTCGTCAAGCAGTTCCGCCTTGCCGACGATTGAGTTGCCGAACAACTGGCAGCCCCGCCGCTACCAGTTCAAACTTTGGGAAGCCCTTCAGAACAAAGGAACCAAGCGGGCAATAGAGATTGCTCATCGCCGTTGGGGAAAGGACGACGTGATCCTGCATCATACGGCGATTGAAGCTCATAAGCGGGTTGCTACCTACTGGCACGCGCTTCCGGAATATACGCAAGCCCGCAAGGCCATCTGGAATGCCGTCAACCCGCATACGGGCATACGACGCATCGACGAAGCTTTTCCGCAGGAACTCCGGGAAAAGACCGTTGATGACGAAATGTTCATCCGGTTCAAGAACGGCTCGACGTGGCAGGTTATTGGATCTGATCGCTATAACGGCCTTGTTGGTGCTGGTGTTGCTGGTGTTGTGTTCTCGGAGTGGGCGCTCTGCAATCCATCGGCGTGGGGCTACATCCGCCCCATGATGGAGGAAAACGACGGTTGGGCGACGTTCATCACCACGCCGCGCGGTCGCAACCATGCCAAAGCCATGTACGACATGGCAAACGGCAATCCACGCTGGTTTGCCGAGATCAGCACGATCTACGACACAGGCGCGCTTAGCCAATCGCAACTGGACGAAAGCCTGAAAGAATACATCGCCCTCTATGGCGAGGACATCGGCCGCGCTCAGTTCGAACAAGAATATGAGTGCAGCTTCAATGCTGCGATTCTTGGCGCGTTCTATGCCCGCGAAATGGCTGCGGTGCGGAAGGAAGGCCGCATAGCGGAGATCGAGGCCATACCGGGCCGAATGGTGCAT